TTATTTAAATTTGCAAAACAAGAATTCGGGCAAGTAGATCCAAGCCTCAAGAATCAAATAGAAGACACTTTTAAAAAAGGTCAGGCAGCAGCGATTACAGAAAAAAGAACCAAGGACATTTCAAAACGTGAAAAAGAAGAGATTGAAGCTAATAAACAATTTGAAGAAACTAAAAAAGTTTTGCAAGAACAAATGGACATTCTAAATGATAGAACCAAAGATATTAGTAGAGGTGATCCAACAGGTGAAAAAAAAGAAGGTATAAAAACTTTATTACAAGCAGTAAAGAAAGATATGGAAGAACTTGAAAGATTAGACACGAGAGATAAAGAACTAACAAAAGATTTAGAAGATGCACTAACAGGAAACATATTTAAAAGACCGGAAGGATCAAAAGATAAAGCTAAACCTTTTCAAACTCCAGGCATGCCTTTTCAAAGAGAGAATGCAGATTACAGAATACCAGGTGGTAGTCGATACGCAGAGGGTAATTTAAGAACTGCGATAAGAAAATTTTTAGAAACAGAAATAAATGCAGGTAGATTAACGGTTAACGATAGAGATAAAAAAA